ACACGAACCCGCGCCTTTGGTGGGTCGCGGGCGTGGCGCTGATCCTGTTCGGGATCGTGGGCCGCCTGATCGACCAAGGTATGACGCGCTCTCCTGCCCTCGTCGCAATCGCTGCGCTGTTGCTGGCCATGGGACAGCCATGGGCGCTCCGGATCGCGTATGACGAGCGCGCCGCGTCGGTCTACACCACGGCGGATTTCCTCGACGTGGCCGTGCCGCTGATCCGCAAGTGGGAGGGTGCGCACCGCTGCGCCGATGATCTTCGACTACACTGTGCCTATCTTGATCGGATTGCCGCGCCGCCTGTCTGGACGGCCTGCCATGGCGAGACGCGCGGGATCACGGCGGGGATGCGCTTCACCGACCGGCAATGCGCCGACATGCTTGCCCGCCGCATCATGGAATTTCGCGACGGGTGGCGCGGCTACCTGACGGCGGAAACCATCACGGAGCGCCTGCACGCCGCTCGCGAGGCGGCTTTCACCTCGTTGGCTTACAATGTCGGCGTGGCCGGTGCGGGGCGCTCCACGGCCACGCGGCGGCTCAACGCGGGCAATGTCGCCGGGGCCTGCGAGGCAATCGGCTGGTGGAACCGGGCGGGCCAGCGCGTCGTGCGCGGGCTGGTCAACCGCCGCGCCGAAGAGGTCGCACTTTGCCGCCTCGGGCTGGCCTGATGCTGCCGCTGGCCGCGCTCGATCCTCGCCTGATCCGGCTCGGGCTGATCCTGGCGCTGCTACTGGCGCTCGGGGTGGCGGGCCGGTGGGCCTTTGTCTCGATCAAGGCCATGGGCCGGGCAGAGTGCGAGGCGGCGCATCGGGCGGCGGCGGAGGCCAAACAGGATGAAGTTGATGAACACGCTCGCACGGTGGCGGCATTTGCGGCGCGTTTTGCCGCCGAGCGGGGAGAGCGAGAGCGGCGGGCACAGAGGATCGAGGATGAGATACGTGCGGACACCGGCGGCGCTTGCCGCAGCATTGACTCTGGCAGCCTGCGGCGGCTTTATCGGCGGTGGGGCGGCTGATCTCCGGGTCGCGCCCGTGGCCCCCGATATCGCCGCGCCATGCCTGCACCCGCGAGAGGTGGCGCCGGGCGGGGACTGGGAAATCTACGCCGGTCGGTTGGGCGATGCGTTGCTGATCTGCCGCACGCGCCACGCCGCCCTTCTGAGCGACCGCGAGGGGCTGGCGGGCATCGTTTCCGGTCGCGCCGAAAGGAAATCGCCATGAGACTCGTACTTGCCATTGCTGCCGCTCCCTGGGCCGCGTGCCTGCACACTTCTTGTCGTGATTGCGGACGGGGGTGCGTGATATGACTGTGCAACGTGACATAGACGCCGATACGCTGGCCGAACTGTCTCGCACCAGCGGGGCAGATGTCGTGCTCGGCTTCCTGACGATCACACACCCCAACCTGCCCGATCCGATCCGGGTGGTCAATGATGTGGTCGATTATGTCAAGGACGGCTACACCTTTGTTGGCGTGATCTATGAGTTCCTGCTACTGACCGACGACGAGAGCACGCCGAGCACGCAACTCAGTGTGCCGAACGTGGACCGCAAAGTGATGCAGGCCGTGCGCCGGTCACATGAACGAGCCAATGTGACGCTTGAGATTTGCAGCAGCGTTGACTTTGATCTCACCGTCACGCCTCGGCAAGAGATTGGCAGCGCAGCGGTGATGTATTCTTTCGCGCAGTTCAACCTTGTGGACATCGAGGCCGACGTGCAGACCATTCGCGGCAAGGTCATGTTGCGCGACTACGCCCAAGAACCTTGGCCAAGCATGACCGCCTCGCGCCGCAGGTTGCCGGGGTTGTGGCGATGACGTGGTATGCTGACCTCATCGGCAAGCCTTTCAGCGAGGATGACGGACTCGGCCCGCGCGCGTTCCATTGTTGGGGATTGGTTCGCCATGTTTACCGTGAGCGTCTGGCGATCGATCTGCCGACCTATGGCGAGATTGACGCGCGGAACATGGCGCGTGTGTCCCGCACAATGGAACACGGCAGCACGACATGGCCATGGGTGATAGGCAAGGTGCCCAAACCCTATGATGTGGTGCTGATGCGACTCCTGCACTCACGGCGCGTTTCTCACGTCGGTGTGATGATTTCCGAGCGTGAGATGATTCATGTCGAGGCGGCCACGTCCGTTGCCATTGTTCCAATCAACCACTACAGTGTTTCGGGTCGGATCGTCGGATTTGCGAGGCATGTCCCGTGGGAATCGTAGCACTCTATCAGGAACCGTATTCGCTCAATCGGCGGCGATATGTCCACACTGACGGCCTGACAGTGGCCGAGATGGTGGCGCGCTCACCGGGATTCCCCTCCGAGGGCGGTAAGGTTTGCATCGACGGCATTGAGGTGCCCCGTGCCTTATGGGGGATGATTCGACCCAAACCGGTAAACCGCGCAGGTCGGTCTGTCATTGTAACTTTGCACGCACCGATCCTTGGTGGTGGCGATAGCGGTAAAAGTGTGTTCGCCCTCGTAGCAAGTTTTGCCGTCATGGCGCTTTCCGGTTTCATTGGCGCTGGCGGGCTCGGGGGCTTTTTCGGCAAGAAAGCGGTATTGTTCGGCATCAAGGGCCTTGCCGCCTCTGCGCTCGGAACGGCCACGGCCATTGGCGGCGCGTTGCTGATTGGTGCATTGACCGCGCCGCCTTTGATCGACAGGAAGAACTCGAACAGCGGCGACATTCGTAATCCCGGCGCAGCGTCAGCAGACGGCAACCAGCTTGCGCCGAGCGGACCAATACCGCGCGTCGTCGGTATCCGAAAGGTTTTTCCGCCACTCGCGTCAGAGCCGTTCACGTATTTTTCCGGCCCAGATGAGGTGGTCGAAGCAGCATATATACTGGCCGGTCCTCACAGCATGACGGATGTTCGCATTGACGATGCCCCCGTCGCCGACATGGCCGGTGTGGAAGTCGAGGTGCGCGAAGGCTTCCCCGGTGACGCGCCGATCACGATACTTTCGCGCCAGTCGCGCACCGACTTGTCACAAGAGGAGTTGCGCGGTCACATTGTGGCCGACGATGGTGTTACGCTTGAGATCAACACAGCATCGCTCGCCGATTCACTTCCCTTGCCGCTAACTGCCGTGTCGCGCCAAGAACCCGACGAGGTTCAGATACAGATCGTCTTTCCTCAAGGTTTGCACAAGAACGCGCTTGAAACGATCAAACTGCGCGTGCCTTTCAGAATACGCATCCGTCTCGTCGGGGAAACGTCATGGACTGACCTTCCCGAGTTGCATTTTCGTGCGGCCAATATCAAACAGATGCGGTCAACGATCACGCTGCGGTGGACGAACGACCCTGACGACGCCGCACCGGACGCCGCGCCCGGTGAGGGCTACACCGAGGCGCGCATATCGACACCGGCACAAACCAAGGCACCGTCAGCACCAGCATGGTCAGCGTCGTCCTATTTTGACAAAGGCTCGGGCGCCGAGTTCATGGACTCGAGCAACCTCGACTCGACCGCAGTTCGCCGTGTTGCGATGACGCGCTACGGTGTGACAATGATGCTTGACGAAGCGATTTTCCCGCGCGGTCGATACGAGATAGAGATTCGTCGCGGTCAGGTCTTTGACGAAGCCGACTACAACAAGACAGCTTACACGCTTGGTGGTGACGTGTATGACTTGTTCGGGTCATATGGCACACCGGCGCGTGTGTTTTTCAATCGAGACCTGGTTTCTGACGCCGCCTATGTTCAGCGCGTCATCAGCGTTTGGGACCAAACACCGTTGCCGACTGACGATTTTGCAGTCGTCGCTGTTCGAGCCAGCAACCGACAGATTAACCGTCTTTCGGTCCTTGCAGGAGGCTATGTGCGCGACTTGACAACAAACGCCTGGATCACGACGAGCAACCCTGCCCCGCATCTTTACGACATATGGCAGGGGCATTTAAACGCAGATCCTGTCCCTTACCAGATCATCGACCTCGACGCCCTACTTGAATGGGAAGCGCACTGTGACGCCGAGGGATACGAATGTAATGCGTTGATGGAAGATCAGACCGTGGCCGATGCGGAGCGTATTGTCGCGTCGTGTGGCTACGCAAAGCCGATCACGTCCGACCGTTGGAGTATCGTCATGGACCGCGACCGGAGCGCAGAAGCTCCGGTGCAGATTTTCACGCCTCGCAACAGTGCCAACTTTCGCATGTCCAAGGGTTTTGCCGACGTTCCAGACGGGTTTTTGGTGACGTTCCGTGACGAAACGCGCGAATATGATAGCAATCAGATCGTGCACCCCCCCGAAGCCGCCGACAGTGATTTTATCGAACAGATCACTTATGAAGGTCTCGTGCGCGAAGATGAAGTGCGACGACGCGCGCAATTTGATTTGGATCAGGTCAGGCAACGGTCAACTTTCTATACTATTGATGTCCCGACCGAATCCATCGTGTGCCGTCGCGGCTCACTTGTTGGTGTCAGCAATGACGTGTTGTCTGGCGAAGCCGGATTTTCTCGTATCGTCGGTTATAAGGTTGACGGGGAAAGCGACGTGACCGAGATACATCTTGACGCAGAGGTTCGCGTGACCAACGAGGGCGATGTTCAAGCCGTTGCGGATATGCGCGCCGTTCTAAACATGCACGCTCTCGGATCTCCGACCAAAGCGCACATCCGGCAAAAGAACGGTTCGATCGTGACCCGCACAGTCACAGGGGCGACTGGTGATCGTTCAGTCATTGTCCTTGATGCGCCGGTTCCGTCCTCTCAAATCGGACGTGACACGTTGGTTGCAACTGGCCGGTCGCGTCCCGACTTTAACCGGATGATTGTCTTCGCCATTCGTCCCCGTCCGCAACTTATGGCCACACTGACACTTGTGGACGAGGCACCAGAACTTTGGAATCCGGCTTGACCGGACGCGCGGCGGGTCGCTAACCCGTCATTTCGCTAAACATGAAAGTCTAAACGAGTCCCTGAATGAAACTTCCCGGCCCAAGTGGCCGGGTTTTTTTCATGCTTTGCAACAGAAACCCGTGTGTCGCATACCTCACTCGTCATCTTCAAACACCCCTCTCGTGTGCTTCGGCACGTTGCGCCCCATATTCCTCATCGAGCAAACGCCTCAGTGTGGATATGCGTGCCGATGTGTCGGGCATCTTGCTCAGTGCGGCACGAACATGTGCCTCGGGGCTCGCGCCTAAGCGGCATAGGGGCGGCGTCGGATCGTTAACGTCCCATCGCAGGTCACAAACGTGGCAGAACGTCTCGTCACCCTGACGGCGTGCGGCGCATCGGGTCATGTCGGCATCCTCGTCACCAGAGTCGCACCCGGCAGGATCACAGGTGCCGGTCGGCGCGTTAGCTTGTTCACGGCGTCAGTCAGCGCCTCTTGGCACGTTTGACCCTTGCCGCTGGCGATAGTATCGCCGCCGCCGACACGAAATGTGGCGAAACGTTTGTCTGCGGTTACGCTACGACCAACAAAGACGCTATGCATCACGCCGCGCTCAATCATGTCGTCGATCTCCCTGAGAACATCAGTCATCGTTTTCCATCCTTTCTGCGCATCCTGCGAATTGCACGGTTCATCATCTTGGCGATTTCCTGGACTATCTCGCGCCGTTTGGCGTGAAGATCAGCAAGCCGACTCTTTTCGCTGCCGGTCAAGTGTTTGTGCCAGTTAGCCATTTGTCAGGCCAGCGTCACGTTCGCGCCACGCCTTATAGGCAAGAAACGGCGCAACAACAAAGCCGACAAGTAGCAGATTGAGGACGAACAGCAAAAAGGCATACCCCCAAAACCTGTGCCACATGAAATATATCGGCCCAAACAGGAATGCCCAAAGCCAAGTCGTTTTGGTTGACGATCTCATTTTTTTCCCTTCTTTTGGTGTCAAGCGTCACGAATGGCAGCGCAAAAAGCGGCACCGCGTTCGCGGTCGGGATAGTCGGGCGATCCCCAGTGTGCCATGGCATCCGCGCGACTCTTGAACAGGCGACAACCCGCCGCAAACCATTCTGCCTCACCGGCCATGATTTTGCGCAATTCGTAACCGCGATCGTCGGTGTAGATGACTGGAATAGCGGTTCCCGACAGGTCGAGCGACCTGCCGACCGACAGATTCTCGGGCAGGCTGGTGATAGCGCTCTCCGATAGGTTGAGTGAATCGCCGACCGACAAATCCTCTGGCAGGCTAGTGATGGCTGTCTCCGACAGGTCGAGCGACCAGTAGACCGACAGACCT